AAGCGGCCGTGACAACGAACGTCTGCAACAGCCCGGTATCCGCCTTCGTGATGCGGTTCACCGCGTTCACGCCCGCAATGCGGATGATATCGCCCTTCTTGAGCGCCGTGCCGGTGCCGGTAAGCGCCGCGACGGTGAGCGTGCTGCCGGTCTGGTTTGCGCCGGCAACCGTGCCGAAGCTCCAGCCCTTGCCCGCCGTGTAGGTGCTGCCCGAAGCCGCCAGCGTGCCGGTGGTGTGAACAAGGGTCGTGACCTCGTTCATCCAATCCATGCCGAGCGCGTGCGTAATCACGCCGTTCTCGTACTGCTGACCAATGCGCTGCTGCGAATTGAACAGATTGGAGAACGTGGCAACCGAGTTCGCCATGCTGGACGGATGCGTGACCGCGAGCATCTGCGAATCAGGAACCGAGTTGAGCGTGAGGTTCGCGGCCGCATTCAGCCACGCCGCCATCGTCGGGGTCAGCAGGTTGCCCGAACCGTCATAGGTAGCGGCCCAACCCGAAGACTGACCCTCGATGACGCTCATCATGTCACCGGCAACGGCGCCGGCCATGTTGTTCACCGCCGGGCGGATATAGCGCCGGGTGAAGTCGTCAATCACCATCGTCAAATCGGCAGACGAGAAGCTGAAAGACTCGTTCTTCTGGGTCGCAACGGTCAGAGTGGTGTAGCTTTCCACAACGTCCTGAACCGTCGTCGTCGGGCCGGTCTGCACGATGAAGTCAACCGGCTTGCGGATGCGGATAGACGTGCCAGCCTTCGCGCCAGTGCGGGCAAACTCGCCCACATATTCCTGCGTAACGCTGCGAACGAAGGCGTTGGAATTCTTCCACAGTTCAATCGCAGTCAGTGCGATCTTCTGTGGCGTAATAAGGCTATTCGCCATAGCGAATGCTCTCCTGAAATAGGGATCACGCGCTCCAAGAGCGTGATTTTGCTGTCTGATTGCCCCTCACCACTTGGGTTCTTGGGGCAGTTTCAGGAAATGGAAGAAAAGCCGCTAATATCCGCATCCATTCCGAAATAGGCACGCCGCAGTGCATTTCCCCGCACAGTAGGGTTGGCTTTAAGCCAGTCGCATCCGCAAATACCCGGCGGAAGTCGGGTTAGGCACGATTAAGCGCGATGTTTGTGCTTTTTAAGAGCAAGTATGAAGTAGACCATCACGCTTACCGGAAACACGATCGGGAATAGCGCAACGCCGCAAACGTAACCGGCAATTCGTGCAGTGGCACGAAACCCCCTAACGAAAGCATTGTCCTGTTGTGTCATCGCCGCGCAACTCGCTTCGATACCCAGGCCATGTATGCCTTTGGGTTCTCCGCCGGATCGGGCTCGGCGTTTTCGTCTACTTCATGCCCCGCCGCGATGGGCGAGATGGGCGACGGCGCACGCGAAACCGGCTTCGGAGCTGGCGGGGCGGTGATCTTGGCCTCCAAACGGGCAAGTTCAATCGCCTGTTTGGTCGGAGACATCGCGATAATCCGCATTGCCTCGCTCGGGTCCTTGCCGAGCGAGTAAAACACGTCGGCGCCGTGCTCTAGAGCGACAATTGCCTCCGCGAATTGCGGAGTAATGCCGCCAGCAAGCTCATATCCCTTGGTCGCGATGTCAAAGTCGGGATATTTCGCCTTCCCGGTATGCCACGTCCTATCCGCCGCCTCCTGAAACTGCTGCCGCGCGACCTCAGCCTTGACCCTCGCATCCATGTCGTCTTGCGGAGCCTGGGGAGCCGCTGCCGGAGCGGTAGGCTGCTGAGCGCTCTGCCCCTGCGCCCGGATCAGCGCGTCAACCCGCTCCTCTAGCGCTCTGACACGCTCTGCCTCTGCCGCATTCTTCGCGGTGAGCGCTCGGATGCGCTGCTCGCGCCAATCCTCCTTAGGAGGCGCCGCTGGGGCTGCTGGTTCGGCTTCTGGTGCTGCCGGTGCGGCAGGCGCCTCGGTGGTCTGTGCGCCCTCCGTAGGGGTTGGATTCGGGGTTTCAGTGGGCTCGGTTGCCGGAGCCTCGGTCGTCTCGCTCATTGTGTTTCCTAATTGGTAGCCGCCGCAGGAATTCCGGTCCTGGTAGCCGTTGCCGAAGTCGTGATTTGCCGCCCGAAATGAGGCACGGCAGGCTTGTCATGCCCCCAAACCAAGGAGCCTTAAGGGTCATATTCCAGACTGAACTAGAGCCCCGCCAATGTGGTGGTTCGCGGGGGCGGGGCTCACTCTTCCGGTTCGGCTGTCGTCTTGTATCCACGCCCCGCCGCGTCAAGCAGCGCCGTCCATATGCGCTCGATTTCAGCCTGGCGCTGATCCCGCTCAGAAGCATTCATGTCGCCAACGCAGGCGATCCCTTGGCCCACAGGCTCGGGGAGCCTGTTGCCCTCATCGTCCATGCGCCGATGACCGGGAAAGGACGGCTGCCCGGCGACGACGTTGCACCACAGGCGGCTGCACTTCCTACAGACCCAGCCATCGGGGCCATGCAGGAACACATGATCCATAAGCTGATATTCAGTGATCTCGCTCACTGCACCGTCTGCCAAACATGGAGGAATACGCCCGGAACCTCGCAGCAACCGGACGAAAGATCGTCGCCAATCGCCTCGCCGATAGCTTCCGCCTGCTCTTCAGTAAGCGGCAATTCGATGATTAGACTGTCGCCCTTACCGAAGATGGACAACGTATAGGTGATCTCGCTCACTGCACCGTCTGCCCCGCCGGCTCAGGGTCCGGCTGCATGTCCTGTTCCGCCTCGGCGTGCTGCGCCATCAACGGCACAATCGGCGTGCCCAACGCCTGCGATACCAGCTCGCGAACTACGGGTTTGAGCGCTTGCGGATCAATCGCCCCAACAGCCGTCATCCGCGCCGTCTCGGACTGGTATTCCTTCATGCGCTGGTCAAAGTCGCGCGCCTTGGCATCGGCTTCCATCTGCATAAACCTGAGCCGCAATTCCATGTCCTTGCGGGACTGCTCGTGCTGCTGATCCGCGAGTTGCTGCTTAAGCTGCGAAACCTGCTGGCCGGCCTGTTGGATCGTCTGAGACGCGGCCTGGTGCATTTGCTGCATCTGCTGCTGCATCTGCGCGACTTCCGGCGGCGGCCCATTCGCGTCCTTGATCTGCGGAGGCAACATCTGCTTGAAGCGCTCCTCCAGCTCGTCCGCATACGGGAAGTCGCTCACCTTCCACATAATGTCGCCCGCAAATGACATGAACTGCGGATTGTGCGCCATGATCTGCGAAATGGCGTTGAACGCCTCTTGCCGCCGCGTCGCGAACGCCGGCCCGATGTCGGAAACCACCTGATACTGCCCGACGCCCGGATTGAAAATGGCGGTCACGTCAGAGTCGGTGATCTCGTTATTGTCCACTTCCTGGTGCGCTTGCGGGGCACTCGGATCAAGCACCACATGGCTTTCCGATCCGTCTTCACCCACAATCCGCATCACGCGCTTGGTATCGTAAATCTTCGGCGCAAGATCGACAATCATCCGACCGAGATAGCGCACGCCTTGCGCCAAGTGATCGACATAATGGTATGTCGCGTTGTCCGCCTGCCGCTGGCGGGCATTAATCGCCACGCCAGAGCGCTCATTGCTCGGAGCGCCCATTTCAGCCTGATACTGACCACTTGTGACCATCAGCGCGTTGGCCGCCATCTCCAGGCCCTGGAGGAACGCGGGCGCCATCGTCGGCGGATTGATACGCTTCGGCTCGGGAAGCGGCTGCCCATCTTTCATCGCGTTGTAAGGCAGGTAGGGCCGGTTATCGAGGTTGGCGTTTTCCCAATACGTCTCGTGGTTCTCAATGCTTTCAAGCGTCACGATCCAAGGCGTCTTGCTCTGAAGCGCAACCTGCTCCACGGCCGCTGAGAAGTAGTAATCGTAAATGCGCTGAGCGTCCTTGCTGGAGCGCGTGTGACCCTTGCGATCCAGCTTGCCGTCAATCACCGTCTCTTCGCCAACCACGCGGGCAATCGGGATATACGACCCAGCCCATTCGCCGCGCTCGATGATCTCCGATCCCGCGATCTTGAACCACTCGACTTTGGGGTCAATGATCGGCCGCGTCCGCATCTCGTAGGTATCGAGCAGCGCCGCCGCCTCGGGATCGATCTCGCTGCGCCGGATTGTGCCGCCCTGAGGCATCTCGGGGAAGAGCCCCGGCGGAACCTCCATCAGCGTGTCGGTCTGCTTCAGCGAGCGGCGGAAATACTCGGCAACGCGCACGTTCTCCCGGTTGCCCCAATCATCGTTGCCGTCCAAAGCCTCGCGCGCGACCTTGCCCTTATACTTCGGATACTTCTCATCGAACGTGTCCGGCTTCATGTTCTCAAACACGAAGGCATAATTCGCGTCGGACCCGTCGTAGTTCTGAATGTCTGGGTCGAGATAGACCGAAAGGGGATCGGCTACTCGCCGAATGTAAATCTCCTGGTCAAAAGACGTGGTATCCGTCTTAGGCACTTCGGCGTGCAGGCGGATGTAACCGATGCCACCATACACCTGATGATAGGTCGCCGTGTCGTAAGCCGTCTGGGCATCGCTGATATATTCTATATGCCGAACGATGCCCTCAAATACCTTGGCAGCCGCGCGGGAGGCGCCGTCGCTCACGGGCTGAATGCGAATCTGCGGCTTGTTCTGCCGCGCATCGTTGACGATCTGGAGGTTCTGCTCGCGCACTTTGTTGAGCGTGAGCGATGGCGAGCCGTTGCGCTGGCGCTGATCCGCATATCCCGCGTTCCACTGCCAGCCGTTATCCGGATCGCCCTCCGCGAACTTCATATCGTCTTTGTAGTGCGAGCGAGCTTCCGACTCCCACTCCTCGCACTTTTTGAAGCGACGCTTGGCCTCCTCAATGATTTTGCTGTCGCCCTTCTGGCGCATGTCAGCCGT